GTAATTCGTTGCTTCACCAAGGCAGAGTACTTAAAGCCTGGTGGAGTGCCAAGAATTATACAGCCCAGACAACCCCGGTATAACGTATGTCTTGGATGCTTCCTATCGCCAAACGAACACACTATTTTCAATGCTATCGACGATCACCTCCACTACGACCTCGGCATGCCCCAAGACCGCACTATTGCGAAGGGAATGAACATGTCACAACGAGGTGAGGCGATTGCGGAGATGTGGGATAGTTATGATGACCCAGTAGCCATAGGGCTTGACGCGGCACGATTTGATCAACACATAAACGAGGACTTGCTTAAACTTGAGCACTCCTTATACTTGAAGTTGTTCGGTGACACCGATGGTCCTATTGGGGATGCAAAACTATCCACCATTCTAAAGTGGCAATTGAGAAACACGTGTATTTGGAGCGACGGTAGGAACAGGGTGAGATACAAAACGAAAGGGTGTAGGATGTCAGGGGACATGAACACCAGTCTTGGAAACATAATCATAATGGTTATGCTATGGGCAGTATTTAAAAGAGAGACAGCGTACCGCTTTTCCCTCCTTAATGACGGCGATGATTCCTGTGTCGTATGTTCCAGGAAAACAGCCAACAAGATCATTAAGAAGGTCGAAGCATTCTTTCTTGAGTTTGGCATTACTATGGTGGTTGAAGGAATTTACAACACCATAGAAGAAATCACATTCTGCCAAGCCAAACCTGTGTTTAACGGCAAAAGCTGGTATCTTTGCAGCAACCCACATAAGCGTGTTTTCAGCGATATTAACTCTATTAAGGACCTTTCGAGCCCTAAGAGTATGAATAAACTGCTGGGAGCGGTGGCGGCATGTGGACTAGCTTGCAATGGCAACACACCAATACTGAACGAGCTGTACAAGAAAATGGGAATGGGGGTTGAACTATATATACCCGACCGCTCCCATCACTTGTACAAATTCCGTCAAGAACTAATAGACGGAATGCTTCCGAGATTCGAAACCCCAACTCCCGAACATAGGAGATCATTCTACCTAGCGTTTGGTATCTCACCAGGGAACCAACTGTTGTTGGAGGAGTTTATACGCGGACTCCCAATTATCCATTACACCCCTAATAAGATCTCAGGGTTCAAACCATCCATATTGGAAATAATGGACCCGATCTTTAAAGAGAGCGACGACTATGAAATGTCAGAAATAACAGGACTACCAGTACCATTCCTGCCAAACCTGACAAAGAAGGAATATTTCCTTCGGCCGAATTAAGTAGGAAGACATAGCACCTGG